CACCAAGAGCAGTTCCCTGAGCAATACGAGGTCGAAGATGCTTGAAGAAACACCCTCCAAGACCGACTTTTACCTGCGTCTTCAATCTGAAGCTGACACACCTGCCGCGCTCTCTGCTTTCTATCATCAAGACACCGTGACGGAGATTGACCCTGAGACGGGCGAAGAGACTGTCACCACCGTGGGCGATCCCTATCTTGTCATGCACACAGCCGACTACGCCATCGACATTGTGGGTGTGATCCACAAGCCAACAGGCAACACGCTGACGGACGACGCAGGCTTTGAGTATCCAGAGATGGCACCATTGGATGGCTGGCACATTAACTTCAGGCTTGTAGGCGATGCTCGACGCGCGGATGTCGAGGCTTTGGATGCAGCATATGGCGTAACACCTAACAGCCCGTCTCGGGTTTGGCTTTAATTTTTTCACTGCTTAAGGATATAAGAAATGACTAAGAGCCTGTCACCAACAGAGTCTACAGCTATCCTTGGGGTGGCAGGCCAGAATGTTCACAATGGAAACTTCAGGGCTGACGAGTTTCTTACTGAACTCAAGGGTCGCTCTGCTATCAAGAAGTACCGTGAGATGCGGGACAACGACAGTACAATCGGCGCTGTTATGTATGCTGTTGAACAGATGCTTCGGGATGTCGAGATCAACGTAGTAGCTGCTGATGACAGTCCCGCTGCTCAGAAAGAGAAAGAGTTCGTTGAGAGTGTCCTAGAGGACATGGAGCATACCTTAGATGATCACATAGCTGAAGCTCTCAGTTTCCTATCCTACGGGTTCTCTTGGTTTGAGGTCGTATACAAGCGTAGGGAAGGTGCTAACCAGAGCCTCAAGAAGAAGTCTCGCTACCGTGATGGACGTATGGGTGTACGTAAGCTCGCTTGTCGTTCCCCTTGGACTATTGACAGGTTCGACGTAGAGCATAAGACTGGCGACATCCTTGGTATCTACCAGACCACAGGCTTCGGTACGGGTTCTAAGTACATCCCTACTCGTAAGTCTGTTTACTACCGCACAACTACTATTAATGGTGATCCTTCTGGTAGGTCTATCCTACGGAATGCTTATACTAGCTATCAGTACCTTAACAATATGCAGTCTATTGAGGCTGTAGGTGTTGAGCGGGAACTAGCTGGTATCCCTGTTGCTCGTGTCCCTGCTGAGTACCTCTCCCCTGATGCTACTGAAGGTCAGATTGCCTTCCGTAATGAACTACAGTCTATCCTGCGGGATGTCAAGTTCAATGATCAGGGTTATATCATTCTCCCTAGTGATACCTACCCAGATAAGGATGGTGCGCCTACAGGAGAACGTCTGGTTGACGTAGAGCTTATGTCCTCTAGCGGCACTCGTAACATTGACATAGACCCTATCATCAGACGCTACCAGCATGACATCGCTCGTAGTGTACTGTCTGAGTTCCTTATGCTTGGTGGGGGTTCTAATGGCTCCTACGCCCTCTCTAAGAGCAAGACAGACCTATTCCTACGTGCCCTAGAGAGTTACATCACTCAGCTAGTAGATACGCTCAACAAGCAACTCATTAGCTCTCTGTGGGAACTGAATAACCTTAACCCTGACCTGATGCCTAAGCTTGTGGCTGGTGACGTTGCTCCTCATGACCTCAAGGAGCTTGGTGCATACCTACGTAATCTCAATGGCGCTAACATTAACTTAGCGGACCAACCTGAGATTGTTGATGCCCTCCTTCATAATGCTGAACTTCCTGAACTGGATCGTGAGAAGTACAACGAGTCACTTGATGTGGCCCGTCAGGCTGCTCTAGCTCCTGTTCAAGAGGAACCAGAGGAAGAAGAGGACGATCAGGAAGAAGATGAAGAAGTCTCTAAACTTGCCGCTTTGCAAGAGGAGGTTCTTAAAGCCTCTTTGGAGTACCTAAAAGATGACTGAGTTCGCCAACAATGTAGCTATCATCAAAGCTGTTGTCGCTAAAGAACTCCTTAAGAAAGACTTCACTGGACGTGAGGGCGACAAAGGAGAGAAGGGCGACAAGGGTGAAACTGGTGAGGATGGTGAAAGCATTGTTGGTCCTCAGGGTCCGGTAGGTAAAGCTGGCTCTGACGGTTCTGACGGTCCTCAGGGTCCAGCAGGTAAAGCTGGTAAAGATGGTCGTGACGGAACTGATGGTCGTGACGGTATCGACGGTCAGTCTATTGTTGGCCCTCAGGGTCCAGTTGGTAAAGCTGGTCAAGTGGGTCAAGACGGCAGAGATGGTCGTGGTATCAAGTCTATCAAGGTGAACGACGAGAATATGCTTGTTGTCACTTATGATGACGGAGATATGACTGTCGCTGGTAAGGTGTCTGTCACTAATAAGACTGAGGTTATCCAGAACGGTGCAGGTCTCCCTTTAGGTCACTTTGCTATTCACAGTGTTACCTTAGATGATGACGAAAACCTGATCGTTAGGTGCAATAACAACAAGTCTTTTAATATTCCTATCGGCACTAAGAGTGTAGGTGGCTACGAGTTCACTGGGGGGTTTTTAGACAGAACTACAGGACAGACGGGTACAAGCGATGTCGGTTCTAATGTTAGTTATACCTCTGCTGATGTCGCGGCTAATAGGTGGCGTAGGTTTGGTTTCTCCTCTGCTAGACAGATAGCCAACGACCAACCTTACTGGGTAGACTCAGGCGATCCTGACGAAGCCCCTGCATCAGGTACTACCGACTATCAAGGTGTAGGTCTATTCTCAGGTGCGTATATGCCTTCTGGTGTGACTTCGATGTTTGATTTCACACAGGATGATACGTACAACCAAGAGGTTACTACAGGAGACAACCCCTACACTGCTGCTACAGGCTCCCTTAATTGGACTCAGTGTAAGGTTGGGGATTTTGCGGAGGTCAGGTTTGACTTTAACATTACCCCTCAGTTTGCAAACACAACAGTAGAGGTTGGACTAATCTTTGCCACTAGGGATGCAGACGACAATATCACATTTACCTTTCCTCTCCTAACAAACCCCATCTTCTTCGGACAAGGTTCAGTTGGTAAGACCTTCTTAAATAGACCTTCCATAAGTGCCTACTTCGCTTCACAGGAAGATGTAAACGCTAGGGCATTGCCAGCTATTAGAGCAGATCAGCCAGTCCTTGTACAACCCTTGACGATTCTAACCACTATCAAAAGGTAACTCTATGGCTATCCGTATCTCAAGGAATGACGCTGGTAACTGTATTAACTTTGTGGGGTCTACTCAACCTGCCTATTGGAACGCTTGTCTATCAGGTCAAGTAAACTCTGAGGACAACACTCTGGTTGATGTCATTAACGACATTAGGTCAGATAACGGTGGTGAGGTAGAGTTTGAGTTCTACGCTGTACCTTATACAGACTTCTTAGATAAAGAGGGTAACACCTTTGCTAACGCCTCCGACTGTGCTGCGTACATAACGGCCAATGCTAATGTCTCCTCAAATACTGGTCGCTTCTCTTTAGGCCCTTTGGACACCCTAGACTTCTCCTTAGACCCTACAAACACAACTGTACTTCTGGACAACGGTGATGCTTTTGCTGCCAACTCAATACGGGCTGTATCTAATGACTCTGGGTACATAGACATACTTAAGCACTCCTCTGACATAGTTATCTATGGAGACCTAAGGGCAGCAAACGCCACAATAGATAATGTCCAAGTAACTCAAGTTCTAGCAACTGCGGTAAACGAGTTAAATGCTTTGTTCTCTCAAACCGGAGGGTCTTCAGGTGTAGCGCCTGTGATTACCTCTGCTACGACAATAAACCTTACTGAGGGTGATACTCTCAACTACGAACTCGTAGCTACTAACGGTGTAGGTTATGAGTGGGACAACATTCCCTCTGGTGTAGTTAATGTAGAGGGAAATCTAAGAAAGATCATTGGTGGTTCTAGTCTGTCAGTAGGCACTTATAACATGACCGCTAAGGCTGTTAACTATTTTGGTGAAGACACTGAGACTGTTTCCCTTGTGGTGTCTAGTCCTCCCTACTCTAACACTAAGAGTGTGAACTTCCAGAACCAAGATTATCTGGGTGCTAACGCTTCCTTACTAGACTCTGTACTAGGTAGGTCAGGTGATGGCAGTGGCTCAAGTGACGCATGGACTGTTAGTCTGTGGCTTAAGCCTAGTACAAACACTAATGGTCAAACGGTATTCTACTACGGAGCTTCTGACGTAACCAACTCGGGGTTTATAGAAGTTAGGTTTATCGGGGGTACGGACAAAATTAGGTTGAGGTACGGATCGAACAACAACCACGTGCAACTAAGTAGTCCTACAGACTCCCTTACGCACAGTTCTTGGAATCACATTCTCATAAGTTATGATGGTGGAACAACAGGAGCTTCTTCTGGGGACATCTCAAACTACTACAGCCGTTTCAAGATTTTCATTGACGGGTCTCAACAGACTACCTCTAACAGCCACAGTAACTATGGTTGGTCTTCCGCGATCTCAGGACAGAACCTAAGGGTCGGTAGGTTCTCTTCGGGCAACTACATGAGAGATAACTGTCGTGTAGATGAGTTGGCTATTTGGGGTTCCGATCAATCGGGTAACATCTCTAGCATCTATAACTCTGGCTCTACTCACGATCTTGAAGACTTAGGCACACCCCCTAATCATTGGTGGCGTATGGGAGATGGAGATACTTACCCCAACATTCAAGACAACGTAGGCACTGCAACCTTTGTTATGTACAACATGACTGCTGATGACATCGTAACTGATGCACCTTAAGGAATAGCTAATGTATGATCCAGACACGCTTCCCACAGAGGATGAAATCAATAAAGCAGATAAACCCCTGAACAAACCTTTTAGGTTGCCGAAAGGTAGCTCTAAGAAGTTCGGGGTTTACGTCAAGGACGGTGACAAGACCAAGAAAGTTACCTTCGGTGATCCTAACATGGAAATCCGAAGGGACGATCCCAAGGCTCGTGCTAACTTCCGGTCTCGTCATTCATGTGACACAGCAACAGACAAGACTAGCGCCCGATACTGGTCTTGCCGCATGTGGTCGAAAGGAACCTCTGTGGGACAAATGACAAAGGACATTGAGGGTCAAATCCTTAAGTCTGATGAAGAGCAGAGGCTAGTCTACGGATGGGCCTCTGTTATCACCGAGAAAGGCGAACCTGTAGTGGATCGTCAGGGTGACGTAATTAAACCTGATACGCTTGTCAAGGCCGTGAATAACTTCATGGAGCATGTGCGTGTAGGTAAACAGATGCACGATGGAGATCAGGTTGGTGTTGTGGTTCACTCTTGGCCCTGCACTAACGAGATCAATAAGTCTGTCGGGCTAGAGGCTGACCGTGAGGGTTGGCTGGTCGCTTTTAAGGTCTATGACGATGATGTCTGGGCTAAGGTTAAAAGTGGGGAACTCGCCGCCTTCAGTATTGGGGGTCGTGCGGTCAAAGGAGAGTACAATGGCGACTGAGTTGCTAGAACTTCAACTAGAGGAGCTATCTTTGGTTGATCGTCCAGCCAATGCAGAAGCGATGGTTACTCTTTTCAAACGGGACGATACCCAAGAAGAGGAAGTCAATAAGATGACTACTGATCAAGAAACCAAAGTTAAGGCTTACATGGAGAAGCATAGCTGCGGTAAAGATGAGGCCATGAAGGCTCTGGGTTATGACGTAGAGAAGGCTGAAGAGGCTGACCCTGCTGAAGAACTCAAGTCTGAGATCGAAACACTTAAAGCTAAAGCTGATGAACTCAGCCTAGAGAACGAGCGTCTCCGCAAGGGTCTGATCGACGAAGGCTACGTTATCAAAGCTGAAGCAATCGAAAAGAAGGCTCCAGAGGAGTTCGTCGAGTACGAAGGCGAAAAGATTAACAAAGCTGAAATTCCTGCACCTATCCTGAAAGCTCTGGAAGCTGCTGAGATTGAGAAGGCTGATGTAGCACTGACTAAGAAAGCTGAAGAGACCCTTCCGCATTTCTCTGTTGATGCTGCTAAAGGACTGCTGTCTGCTGTGTCTAAGATGGACGAAGTAGATATGCTGATGGAAGCTCTTGCTGCTGCTGACAAAGCGTTTGCAGACAAAATGGAAGAGTTTGGTAAAGCAGACGTAGACGGGGATTTCTCATCTGCCTCTGATAAAGTTGAACACATGGTTAAGTCTCATATGGAAGAGAATGGACTTGCCAAGAAGGATTACGCTAAGGCTTATGCGGCTGTCGCTAAGACCGAAGAAGGTCGTAATCTTATCGCTAAAGCCTACAAGGGAGAATAACTTATGGCTACTATGCAATCGCGGGACACCCGCACTTTTGTTGCTGGTGAAGACCTTTCCGCAGCACAATTCAAGTTCGTCACTCTGGAAGCTGACGGCCAAGTTGATCTGGCAGACTCTGCTGGTGAGAACTGCCTCGGTGTTCTCCTCGTTGAAGGCGAAGCTGCTCGTGCAGTAACTGTCGTAATGACTGGCTCGGTTATGGTCGAAGCTGGTGGTACTGTCACCAATGGTGGTGCTGTTGCAACGGACGCAACTGGTCGTGCTGTTGACGCAACCACTGGCGACATCATCATGGGCTACGCTCGTGAAGCTGGTGTTGTAAACCAAGTAATCGAAATCGAACTTATCCAAGGCGGCAACGCTTCGGCGTAAACCCGATTAAAAGGAAAATAAACTATGCCTATGTTGACACCATCTCAGGTACACCTCGACGTACCTTTGACTAACCTGACCGTTGCTTATGCTCAGGAAACGTCTAACTTCGTAGCGGATAAAGTCTTTGGTACTCTCTCCGTAGATAAACAATCCAACAAGTTCTATAAGTATGACCGTGAAGGTCTTCGTCATGGTGACGTTAAGCTCCTCGCCCCTCGTACTGAAGTCAACCGTGTTGGTATGTCCCTCTCGACAGACAACTACTTCGCTGAAGTACGCGGCATCGGCATGGACTTTGATGAGCAAGAGCTTGCTAACGAAGACACCATGCTGGAAACTCGCTCGCAGGGTGCTAACGTCCTGATCGAGAAAATCCTCATTGACCGTGAAGTCCGTTGGGCTGACACCTTCTTCAAGACTGGTGTTTGGGGTACTGAGGTTGCTGGTGACGCTTCTGGTTCCGTTGGTGCTGGTGAAGTTGTTTACTGGTCGGACTACACTAACTCCACTCCAATCGTTGACATGACTAACGCTCGTCGTGCGATGCAGCTTAAGTCTGGTGGCTACAAGCCTAACTGCATGGTCGTCGGTAAGGAAGTTCGTGACATCCTCGTGAACCACCCTGACATCCTTGCTCGCCTTAATGGTGGCGCAACGGTTGCTAACACTGCTCTGATCACTGACGCCAAGCTGGCTGAAATCTTCGAAGTTGAGCAGTTCCTCGTCATGGAAGCTGTCTATAACGATGCTGCTGAAGGTCTGACAGACAACATCGACTTCATCGGTGGTAAGCACGCAATGCTTGCATATAAGCCTTCTGCTATGGGCCTCAAGACCCCTGCTTCGGGTGCTATCTTCACTTGGGACGCTATCCCCGGTGTTGGTGGTCTGGGCATCACTGTTGAGTCCTTCTCGGACGACGCACTGAAGCGCCAGCAGGTTGCTGAGATGATCCAAGTTAAGTGTTCGGATGACATGAAAGTTATCGGTGCTGACCTTGGTTACTTCTTCAAAGACATCGTAGCTTAATAGTTACTTACTAAAGGTGGACCCTGAGTTTCGGCTTGGGGTCCAACCCAATTATAAAATACCGTAACAACATCAAATAGGAAACGACATGCACCCTGCATGGCTTGGGTTTCAGGTAGACTGGCCCGTATTCGTAAAGAACCCCTTTCAAGCAGCTAACACCTCTTGGACGCGAGGTCAACACTTTAACTGGCAAGAGCGCAAGTTGGACCCTTATAAGGTCTACACTATGTACGCCTCTGGTTATTTGTATCACAATCAGGATTTAGAGAAAGAGAATAAGGTTGGTGATCGTCTTAGTGAGCTAACTACAGATCAACTTTATTCCCTCGTAGGTCTTCTTAATGGTGAAGTCAAGAAACGTACCTCCACAGCAGAAGAGCTAAAAGAAAAGAGATGTCGTCAGTCTAAGATTGATGATAAGCAACGAGGTTTGATCCGTTCATTCCTACGTAAGAACCCTTGGATCACTGAGGATTTCTATAAGTTCCGAGATAACATTCTTGGAGAGTAATTAAACAGGAGACCTGATATGAGTTGGTCATATGACCCTACGGACTTAAATACGACCACAGCATCAGGTCGCCTAAACACGGTGAGGTTTCTGGTAGGTGACACAGACACCAATGATCAGAAGGTTCAGGATGAAGAGATCGTGTTCTCCTTGTCACAAACCAATGACGATGTGAACGCTTCTGCCTCTTATGTCTCTCGTACCCTAGCTTCTAAGTATGCCTCTAAGGTTACTATTGAACTAGACGGACAGCTAACGGCTCACTACAGCGACCTATATAAACACTACAACGCTTTGGCTGACAAACTAGACTACCAAGCTAAGAAGTCTGGGGCGCAGTTGGGTATCCTTGCTGGTGGTATCAGTAGGACCAAGATCGGAACTGTACGTAGTAACACTAACCGAGTAGAACCTGCATTCCGTAGGGACCGCTTCCTAAACCCCCCTGACTCTGACAGCTATAGCTAAGAGGTTCTCATGCTCAGTTCAGATATGTATAAGTTGATTAATGAGTTCGGTCAAGGGGTGACTTTCAGGAAGGTTACTGTAGGGTCTTATGATCCGGCAACAGGTTCTGCTGGCAATACAACCACAGACTACTCTGTTAAGTCCTATATGGCTCAATACACTTTGACAGAGCTTACCTCAGACAACATCGTCAGGGGCGACAGGAAGGCTCTCCTGCCTGCTTTCGATACCTCTGGGGTAGCTATACCCTCCCCTGATGAGAGTGACCTTCTGGTAGGCTCTGGAGACACTGTGAGGGTTGTTTCTACTCAGACTATCTACAATGGTGATGGTGTGGTATGCTACATCTGTCAAGTTAGGGAGTAACATGGCGCAGGTAACAGTTAAGGGTCTTAAGGCCATTGACAACATGCAGGACCAAGCTAAAGACATCGTAAGTAATGAGCTAGAAGATTACTTCACTCAGATGTCTAATGACGCTATCAACATGTCCCCTGTGTGGTCTGGTGCTTACGTTAAGTCTTTCTCCTTCAAAGCTAACAACTCTAGCAGCAGAGGCCGAAGGATAGATGGAGCTAATTGGAGGTTCCCAAAGAAGACTGGCTCCCAAGCGGATGTCGAAGAAGGTAGGTCGCTGTTGCTAGGTGACGTTAAAGCAGCCTTTGCAG